TGTCGCTGTACTTCTCGCCGGCTTCCTCTAGCAAATCGGCGGCATCCTCATCACTAAGCGCCGCCTCAGATGCGCCCAGATCACGCCGCAGTCGGTCGGCTGCTGTTGTGGCCATCGGCTATCTCCTTCCATGTCTCTAGCACTTGCCCGGCAAAATTCTCCCAACTGTACAACCGGCGCGCATTGTGGGCGTAGAGCCGCGCCCGGGTGCGATACCAGTCCCGGTTATGGGCGATAGTCTTCAGCAAGCCCACGAGCGCCTCATGATTGGGTTCTGCCCACAGCCCCAAATCTTGCCCCTCCAACCGCCCGTGGTTGCTCCAGTCGGCCTGTACCATCCGGTGGGGAATCGCTACCCCCCACTGCATGAGGTCGTCAGCCGTGCCACTCCAGCCCGTAGTGAGCGCCAAGCACCCTGTTGCGGCCGCTTCCCGTGGGAGTAGCCCAAAGCCCTCGCCCTTGTGCGGGTTGATCAGCACATCTGCCCGCAGGTAGAGCTGGTGCAGCTCATCCGGCGTCATGTCACGCTGAATCAACTCGATATTGGAGTTGAGGATCTCGGCATTGACCTTACTCGTGCGCCCCTTGAGGATAAGCTGATAATTCATGTCATCGCCAAAGGCCGCAATAAAGGCCTGCATGGCTTCGATGCCGCCTTTGCGCATACCTCGGTCGATAAAGGCCAGGAAGGTCAGCGGCCGATCTGCAGGCCGGTTGGCACAGGTATAGAGCGGGCTAATTCCCAGGGGCGCCACCGTGATTGGACGGGTGACGCCGGCTTCCACGAAGATGTCACGACAAAAACGGGAAGGCGTCACCACGGCCTGGCAGGCGTTGAGCGCTTCGGCAAAGCCGGCCGGAATGAGGGTGCTCTCAAACATGGCCACGCCCAGCCGCGGCCCCATGCGCGTCAACGGGTTGGCGTAGGTGGCATAGGTGGTTGGATACCCTAGGAAAATGCCGCCTGTCACAGCCCGGATGGGCTGCGCGATAATCTCCGCCAATTCCGGGTCAAGCGCCGGGCCCGCCCGCCGTGGCCCTTGTGAAAGCAGGTTGACGTAGACACCCAACCGCGTCAGGTGTCTAGATAACTCAAGCGCCAGAATGCCGAACGAATCAGCAGGATCAAGGGCGCTGGGTGTCAGAACATTGATGATCATAGGATGTAAGCCCCCTGTAACTGCACACTCCTCGTGAATGTGCTATAATTGAGGTCTACGCAATAGGAAACCGCGGCGATTGCTGAAGACAATCCCGCGGCACGGTCAAACGCTACAAAGGAGCGCATGACATGACCGATCATACTCCAGATGTACCCCAAAAGCAATGCAGTAAATGTAAGAACTGGCTGCCGGCCACGGCTGAATATTTCTACAGGCATCGTCGAAAGCCCGACGGGCTCGAGCCTTCTTGTAAAACATGCCGAGCGGAATACCAGCGAAACAACAGAGAGCGGGTTTACGAGAACCATCGACGGTGGCGCGACCGCGACCGCGAGCACTACCGCAAGATCCACCGAGAGGCAAAGAAGCGTAACCCCAACAACCCAAACACGCGTAGAAGGTGGGAGGAAAGCAACCGCGACAAGCTTCGAGCGTACGCCAGCAATCGCAGGGCGCAAAGGGCGAGCCTTCCCCATGATTTCACGGAAGAAGATTGGCATTTTGCCCTTAATTACTTTGGCGGCTGCTGCGCTGTTTGCGGTCGGCCACCTGGGCTGCTCCACACGATAGCGGCTGATCATTTGATACCACTGATCAGTAAGGACTGCCCCGGCAGCATTCCGTCCAACATTGTTCCGCTGTGCCACCAAGTTGGTGGGTGCAATAATTCCAAGCGAAGCCGCAAGCCGGAGAATTGGCTGAATGACGAGTTTGGCAATCGCAAGGCAAAAGAAGTGCTCGCAAAGATTCATGAGTTCTTTTCCAAAGTCAGACAAGTTTGACACATAAGCCGGCTCGTCCGGCTTATGTCACTCAGCTCGGCAAAGTTACTTCTTCTGTGCTACGCAGAACGTTCGTGTAAACGCCAAAATACGCGTCGTAGATTCTTTGACTCATAAAACGACTGGCGTCCATATCCTCGCCATCTAGTCGAAAGTCCTGCTTGATGTAGCTCTTGGCATCGAACATCCGGTTGGCAATGTCGATCAAGTAGGCCTTGTTCGCACTGACGCCAGTGTATGTGGTAACCTTACCGCCGCGCGTACCAGTCCACCCGTCATAGACAATCACGTTCTGGATCATCCCAATCGCGCTGGATTGCTGCGTGAACCCCTGCTGAGGGACGCGAGTAAGAGCGCGCTCCACACGGAAGGCATCGGCGCTGCTGATTAATAGATTGTAGGGGCCGCGGCGCGGGTTGCTGGTATCTGCCTTAGCCGCAACGATAGCAGCTTCCAGGGTCAGCAAAATGTCTTCGGCGTCGGTCGCCCCACTGGTTACCGCCGCGGTCTGGTTGCTACTGGCGTAGCTATAGCTGATGTAGGGATAAAGATGGGCATGGTTAAGCAGAGCATTCCATGCGATCCCCGCTTGGCGCTCCACGATAGCCACATCCCAAAGTCTATTAAATTGGACGAGATCCTTACTGTATTCAAGGCCAACGCCATAATGTTTGATCGTGACAGTCTCAGTAGAGCTACTGACGGACGCAAACTTAACCTCGCCGCCTTCGTAAATCTGTTCAATTACAACGCCTCCAGGCCCAATCTTGAACAAATTTACTACCTCTGGCAAGTTAGGATCATTGATCGCGTCATAGAGCGGTAGATAGAGGATTGGTTCCTCATCGCGTCCAGCGTCAACCTCGAATTGCTGACGCTGATTCCATTCGTCAGAGAAATTGTCCGAGCCTAAAAATTCAAAGACTCGACCCGAAGATCCACCCGAACCGCGAACCTCGCGCAGGTGGTCACTCAACCGGAAATTTTTCGGAAAGGCAATCTTGGGCTTCTGTTTCGCCAATGTCGCCTTACTGACAATTGTCGCCATAGTACTTGTACTCCTTCAGGCTCATTCGCCTGTCAAACGCAATCAAAACGAAACTCGATCAGCTCAGCAACGCATTGTGGGCGATCATGACGCCGGTCACGATGTTGTTGCTGTCCTTATCCGCTGTGGCTTTGAAGAAGGCCCACTTCCCGGCGCCGCTGGAGGTGGTGTAGGCTTCGTCGTCGGGATAGTTGCCCGTGGTCGTGGCCACGGTGATGTAGACAATCATCCCCTTGCTTACGCTCAAGCCGGCCGGCACTTTGAACTGATACTCGCGATCATCGGCGACGAGCGCGATGGTGTCACCGCTTACGCCGTCGCCGCCGGCCAGCCCTAGCCAGCCCTGCGCGTAAATCACCGCGCCCTTGACCACGGTGGCGACCAAACTCACGTCAACGGCCTTACCGTCACGTTCCAGATATGCGGGAAGACCCGCTACAGTTACGGCCATAACAATTCTCCTTACTTGAAATCTGTCAACACTTGACAGGATACAGTTACAAACCGGCACGCCAGTTAATGCTATAATAAGTGTGGGCTAGGATGGCTTAATTACCCATCTGAACGGGTTGTCTCCGTAGCAACCCTGCCCATCGCCACTTACGGACCTAGTCTTCGGAGAGACTTATGAACCTCAAACGTTGCACCAAGTGCGGGCAAGAATTCCCGCGTACCGCAGAATTCTTTTCGCTTGATCGCAGAAACACGGACCGACTAGCCGCAACGTGCAGGCCGTGCGACCGCGAGCGAAACCGAATCTACATGCGCGAGCGCCGGAAACAAAATCCCGATCTTGCCGCAAAGTACTACGCAAAGAATCGCGACAAGGAACTCGACCGACTTAAGCGCTGGGGAGACGCTAACCCAGGCAGAACGAAAGAACGAATCAAGCGCTGGGCCACAGAGAACCCCGATAGACGCAGCGCCAATGAGCAGCGTCGCCTCGCCCGCAAACTCTCCTTGTCCGATGACTTTACACCCCAAGACTGGCGCTTCGCCCTTGATTACTTTAAGGGTTGTTGCGCCGTGTGTGGCCGTCCGCCTGGGCTGTTTCATGCACTCGCTATGGATCATTGGATTCCGCTTTATAGCCCACAGTCCA